TACCCCGCCCTTAAACGCCCTATTCATTATTTTCATACCTCTTGATCCAATTGCAATTGGCGCAAAGAAGTTGATATTCCTTCTTCCCCTCAGAAATCGATTTTAAAACCGCTAGCAAATAAGAATAGGATCTCATAAATTTATGCATAAATCTCCCACCACCGTGAATATGGTCAATCTGAAGAGCACGATAATCGGTAAATCCACAACGGATGCATTTATTTCCGAGCAGTTTAAGAATTTTCTTCCTAAGTCTATTTCGACGACTCCGTAATACTTTAAGAAACCATACCCGATTTTCCTTATACCAATTTCGCAACTGATTTCTTTTTCGAAGATTATTCTTGGGCCTAGACCAATATTCCCTTGCTTTTCTTCTTCGTTCCTCAATCTTAGATTTCGACAGAAACTACTCCCCCGCGGAACGCCTTTTCCTTCAAGGCATAGACGGCCATAGCTAAACTAACCGGGTAGTCATCATGTCTTCCCTTGATCCTAGGTGCCTCAAGTTTAAGACTGAAACCCTTGTACTTCCTTTCCAGATCTAACATTTGCTCGATGAATTTCGCCTTGTTCTTCTTCTGATCGGCGGCAACGGTCTTAGGATAGAAGATCCTTTTATGAGCCACTTCTCGGTCCAAAGCCTTGTACATGTCATCATTGGATCCTTCACCGGGGTAATACGCGTCTAATCGGGCCCACGGCCAAAGTTTCTTCTTGAGCATATCATAGATTGGTCTACCCATGCCGGCAATGTCGACTAGACCGTACCGAAGAGGTTTATAATGATCTAGAAATCCAACCATCGTTGGTATTTGAATCTCAAAGTCTATCCCCTCTAATTCCAGCCAGCCGAGAATGTGGATAGATCCTCCGTCTAATTCTATGATGGTGACGACCGTTGAATCCCCGGCCCTAGCAACGTCTATAGCAAAGAATCTTAGACGCTCTAGAAGACTTTCATAGTCCTGCTCGAGAACCGCTAAGGTCTCCCAACCAACGAACTTAAGCGCTGTTCCTACCCATTCGAGGCCGTACTGAGTCTTGAATTCTATTGAGTCTTCCCCTAGTTTATCTCGTTCCCGTTTGACATACCGAGAATAGGCTGGACAGACTTTTGCCGCTTCTTTCCAGTCTACTATCTCGACCCAGTCTGAGGTCGACTTGTTGAGCTTAGGATCCTTGTTCCACTTCTCTATGGCCTCCCGAAAGTATTCGTTCCTAAAGTAAGGAGAAGTCGTTCCGGTCATTATCCTTACTCCGCCTTTTGCCGCTCCCATAGGAAATATGTCAGTCTTCAATTTAAGAGAGTCGACAAGTTCAGATTGTTCTATGACTAAGAGACTGAACGTTTCCCCAATGATCGAGGCAGATTCCCCGGCGGACAGAGACCTTATGGTTAGTTCCTTGTCGTTGATTAGACTTTGAAGAGTAAAAGTGGCCGCGGTATATCCCTCTCCCGCCGTCTGAATTATATGGCCTTCCCGTTCCAGCCAATGCTTAATCATCTTATATTTTTGTCTAACCCTGTTTCTCGTGACGTGGGTAATCATGCTTTCAACGGGAGCGAATAGTCCGCAACCGAACCCTTCCTTTAAAAAGAGAATATGAAAGGTCCCTAGAACTAGAGTCGTAAGAGCAACCGTCTCGGTCTTGCCACTTTGCCTAGACCAGAGAGTACTGACCTCGTTTCCTAACACCCCTTCGGTAAGGACAAATTCTATCATCTTGTCGGAGAGTGGCATTTGATAAGGCCTAAGTTTCTCTTTGATCCTAATACATAGGATTTCCCTCCAATCCTTGCATGCCTCTATGACGTCAAAAATGTTCTTAGCATTCCCAAGTTTCAATTGAATTGCTTCTATTTCGTTCATTACTTCCAAATCCATTCGACAAGGTAATGAAGAGCGGTATGAACTAAAATGCAGATTGGGGTAGTTATTGCTGGGTAGACCAAAGAACCAGTAACCCAATAGACGATCAGATACTCTGACCCGATAGAAAGGATCCTATACGTTAGGATTCTTTTCGCCCTTGACGTCCGTAGCAATTGGGCTTCCCGTAGTCTGGTTAAACCCCGACCTATCCATCGCAGTAGCCGTTGGCTTCTCGTTGTAAGCGACATTCACTTCTCCAACCTTGAAAAACATGATCTGAAATAGATCTGATATATCATAGTTCTTATTCGGTTCCTCCGGACACCAGACCAAGAAGGTTAGTTTCCCTCTAAATCCCGGATCAACCAAGAAACTGAAAGCGGCGAACAATCCCCTTAATTCCAACCGACTCCTAGCGCTGACTATCCCGACTAGATCCCGAGGCATATTAATCACTTCCTCGGTGACGAGTCGTTTAACCCCTCTATTCTGGTACTCCTCTCGAGTAGTCAAATCGTAACTCACTGATCCAAGTTTCTGCGGGTAATATGGTGATATGGAAAGACCGGCAATTTCTCCAGTATCCTTGTTCATTATGCTTTCTTTCATTCTCTCTAATATGTCCTTGTCACTCAACATCCTGATCAATCCTTAAGATGAATGGTAAATTCATGAAGAGCATTTAGAAATTGTTCATGAATCCTATTATAACGAGGTTGGCCTATAATTGGCGCTGGGTACTTTGGTCTTAATTTCAGAAAGTAGAGAACCATTTCGGTAAAATTGCAAAATCGTATCCCAATACTCTGATGAGCTTCTTCCACCCAGACGGTCACGAAGGGGAATGGTAATTCTTTATGACAATAAGCACAGGTCCTTCTCCCATTAGGTTTTCTACCGGAAGAAGTGTTGTCTCCCTCAGGTTTATGTTTCTTGGGCCAACCCACTTTTTCTCCACCTTGACTCGTAGATCAATCCCAGATCGGACTTGTTGTGTTTCACGATCTTATAGGCTTCTTCATTGTGGCCTTGAAGTCGAAGATTGTAAGCCATAATGATATCAGCCAGATTGAGATAGAAATCAGTTCGTGTAGACCATGAATCCACTGATTCAAAATTTCCAATCCTGCAGGAATTCTCCCAGAACGCTAGATCCCTTTCAGTCTGATCATAGTCCATTTTCCCGAGCCTTGCATCTAGAATCTGGGCCTGATCATAGAGAGAGAAGTTGAAGTCGAAATCAACAACCTCCTGGGCCTTGACCCAATCCTTTTCATAGAGATGTAGACTCCCATCAAGAAGAATGAACCGTCCTAGTTCGGCCCCAAGCCAGCCTGCCATTATCTCTTGGAACCACTGAAATTCTCCAGTGTCGTAGATGAACCCCCACCAAGCGTCTTGGCTTCTCATAGAGGCGATCATGTCTAGTTTATTATCCCTCAGTAAGAATTGAAAAGAGAGAGTGCAAGGTAAATCCTTCGTAGGACCCCAATCATAGACGGGATTATGAATAATGCAGACTGCTTGTCTTGTATCCGGATCCTTCTTTAGTTTTTCAAAACAGACTTGAAGTTGATCTATGCCTAACCCATTGGTAGTCGAAGAGAACGATGAACAAGCAATAGTCCAATTTCGATATTGACGAGGCCAAAGTCGGCGTAGTCTAGGTCCGTACGCTCCGTCCAATTCCCCGGTATCCAGATTCACAAAGTCGGCCATGTGCTTGACATAATGAATTAAGCGATCCGGCTTAGCCTCTCCCCTAAGGATCCAAAGTCCTTCTATGTAAGTGAAGATGCTAACCTCTTTCCGGTGAGGATGGCCAAACAATCTCCTTCTCGGATCTGCAGCTTCTATGTAGACCGGACTCAATTCCTTCGTCTTAAATCCTCTGGGCCCGACTTCCTTTCCAGAGTAAAGGATTTCCCTAAGAATGTCGACATAGAGTCCCGGCACGTTGTTTCCTTTAAAGAAACTCATTCAACCTTCCCCTTTATGAATTGAAATGCCTTTTCAAAGACCTGCTTAGCCGTAAGGAAATCCGGTTGAAGATAAATCCACGGAAGCTGTGTTTTGAGGGGCACCAGAGAATATCTTTCATTAACTTCAGTATATTCCTTCAACAATGTCAGGTATTCACCCGGTCTACCAGACCTACTCATGACAACCTCCGGACTGGATACCCCTAGAATTATCAAGCGGACATTTGCCTTACCAATTTCCTTGAGAATTTCATCTTCGACTTCAAAGGTCTTTTCCGCTAACCACTCGGGATAGTTCCTCTTAACCGGACCGTAGGCAAATTCGCCTAAATGAAATCGGTCGCAGATTATGATCGCTTCAGGATCCTCCTCTAGAATCTCACCGAAGATCTTGATGCTCCCGCTATATTCCCCTCTAGCCATAGCAGCGGCCTGGAACATTTCCCAGTATTTAGGGTAAGAGAAATTGAGTACGAAGACCCGTCTGTCCTTAAAGACTTCCTTCAAGGATTCTATTAGGGTGCTCTTCCCGGTTCCGTCTACGCCTTCAATTATTACCAACATGGGCCTTCATCCTCATCTTCTAATTCTCGATAGAAATCCCTTTGTTTATTATCACAGTCTGTGCAGAGAAAATATTCTCGATCTTTTTCATCCCAATGAATAAAGAAGTCCTTCTGGACGATAGTATTTTCGACTTCCCCTTCCTTCCCGCAATCCCTACATTTGACCTTTTCCTTGACCAAGTGATTCACTCCTCCTCAGATTCGAGCAACGCGTCTGCCAGCATTGAACCACAGACCAGCAGTGTACCGCCGGCAACTATAATCGCTTCAATGAGAGCCAACAGAATCAAGTTTCTTTCTCCTCTTTACTTCATCTTGAACGTACTTCTCAAACTGAGTCCCGATAGAGAAATGATCTGGAGTATCCCCTATAATCCGACAGAATTTCGTCGGGTCCAGACAGGCGTTATAATCGTAAGGACAGGTCTTCCTTACCGGGCACTCGTAGAATTCTTTCTTCTCGACCTTTTTGCTCATACTTCGTCAATCCTCTTCTTCATGAACTTGAATTCGGCCATGTACTGAAGGGCGGCCTGTGGTCCGAGCCTTAGTATGTATGCTGGATGGAATTTCGCGAACAACAGACACCCTTTCCACGTATACTCCTTCCACTTCGCCGAATTTAAACCTTCCGTTATCCCGAACCAGTTGGCAGCGGTCCTGCCAAGGGCAACCACGACTTTCGGTTTAACGAGGGCCAATTCCTCCCTGAGAAGATAGGAGCACGCCTCTATTTCGTCTTCTTCCGGTTTTCTGTTCTGGGGAGGGTTGCACTTTACCACGTTCGTCACAAAGACCTCGTCATAACCTTTGGGCCAATTGGAATAGATGACATCTAAGAGTAAGTCGCTCGATCTATTCCCGATGAAAGGTAAACCCCATAGATCTGGATTTTCCACCCGACCTGGAGCTTCCCCGACGAATATGACTTTGGCGTTTAAGTCACCTAGACCGGGACATCGATGCTGGCATAGACCTGAAAGCCTGCATCGAGTACAGGCCATTATTCTCTCTACCTGATCAAAGAAACTAGAGTCTTTGTTAATGAATTTTTCCATAATGAACCCGTCTAGAGTATGGCATCCTTCTTTCTTTCTCTCTTTTCTCCTTCCGTAATTCCTTCCTCTTTGCCAACCCCGAATCCATCATCGTAACCCCTTTGATAAAGATCGCTAAGTATGGATTCAATGTCTCCCTCGCAATTCTTTAGAATCTCTAGGATCCTACTCAAAGCAGTCTTAACGTCCAATCTCCCCACCTCCTACCGGGTAATGAAGAAGGCATTTCGCGAGCAAACAGGTATGCCCATCCATGTCTCCGTGTTTGGCATGATGTTCAATGAAAGACACTGTCTCTTTGGCTCGTTTCTCAAACTCTTCTTTGATAAGTGGGTAAATGGCAATCGGTCCAGCTTGTGCTCCAGAAGTATGATCCACCTGAAGACGAAAACCTAAATCATTTAACTCCTCGATTTCAGCATGATTAATTCTCGGAGATAGATTAGTATAAAACTCTTCTCCATCTATCAATCGTCTCACGATATTCAACATTCTTCTGAATCTCATGATTTCTGTCTTCCCTCCACCTTCGCCTTGAATTGACGATCTTCCTTCATGTACTTCTCGAAGTTCGAATTCTTTGGTGAATAGTACCAATCATCATAGGCCTTCCCACAGTCCTCACACATCGCTGTATGAATAAGCATTTCAGTAACTTCCTTAGTGGACTGAAGTTTCTTAGGTTCCTGCTTCAAGGATACCATCCACAAACACTGCATTTTTCAGACCAAGGAGGTATAAGATGTTGACAACGCGGGCACATAACGCTCTCATGGGTTACTTTTACTTTCTTCATGTTTCTTTCTTTCCTTTGAACTGCATACGCAGGTCTTCGATATTTTCTATGATACGGTCCATCCATTCATTAAATCTGTTGCATGTCAACCGCATTGTCCCTCCTTATTTTGTCCTCCTTCCGACAGACCCATAGAATATTTCTACTCTGCAATGGGTGCATGGAAGCAAAGACGACTGATATGATTTCCGGTTTAAACCAACTCTTCAGGTTCTCATAGACTTCCCGTTCGGCCGGACTAAGAACGGGTTCAATGTCTCGTTGGCTGGCAAAGGTCCCGATCATCTTTTCTACGGTGAAGTATTTCCAAATGTGTTTCCCCAATTCGTCAGCGGTATATTCATGGATATGATTCTTGGCGGCTGAACCGTTAAAGTTGGGTGTCGAGAGAAGTAGTAATCCTCCGACCTTGAGGACCCGTCTAATCTCGCTTAAAACGTGATCAACGTACTTGTCCTCAAAATGTTCAACTACTTCTAGACAGACGGCTATGTCGTAACCTTCAGTCTGAGTCGTGAATGCCCCGAATGGTCGTTCCGCTGTAAAGACGACTTCTTCCGGTATCGGTAGAGATTCCACCCGGATGTCAGTCTCATGCCCTATGACGGTAAAGTTAGTCTTGAACTTCATCATCTTCTCGATCACCGACCTTCGAATATCGAGACCGACGTACAATCTCGGTTTCAACTTATTCGAGTAGAGGGCCTTGAGAAGGGGAAATGAACCGCACCCAACGTCTATGATCTGCATTCCGATCTTGACCTGCTTGAGAACGTAGGACCAACGGAGACAGTGAGCGATATAGTCTCTATGAATCTGTCCTCTTGGAAGGGCAATCCTTTCAATTACCATTCCGCATTCGGTCGTGTTTATCGGACCTAGATCTTTTCTTTTCACAGCCATGGATTAACCACCACTTCTCCCGGTTGAATTTCTCTCTCAACTTTAGAGGGATGAGAGAGTTTGATCCTCCAGTATTCCCTAATTTCTTCCTGAGTGGCCTTGATCTTAACCCCATTCAGAAAGACGGCCTCGTCATCATGTTGTTCTCGGGCCCTTGCGGACAGGTCGTAAGCTTTAGCCATTCCTGTTCTGAGCATGGAGGCTAAGACTTTGCTGTCTTCAAAGACGTGATTTCCTATTTTCACTTCCATTCGGTTCACCTAGATTGGTCTACCTACTACGATGGCCCAGAAGTATAAATCCGTTACTCCGGCCGTGACAAGCATCCAACCGTCCTTCAGGGCGGCATTAACGTTCTTGTCAAAGTCTTCTTGAATCTGTTTTACACATTCCGGGTCTATTCGGGCAATAATGGTTTCGATTTGTTTCTTCACTTCTATCACCTCATGATTAAATGACGTATGATGAAGCCTTCTCCCTCTCCACTTCGGCCTTCTTCATTAGTTCTTCCCACTCCTCTTCGGAAACGAACAGAACCTGATCTAGAAACCAAGCCTCAATGAGAATATCCTTTGCTAGATGAATGTTAATTCCCTTCTCGTTCCAAGACATGAACATGAAATGTTGGGTGGCGAATAAAAGAGAATGAACATCAGGATCCTTCATTGTCCCGTCCCTCGTCCTGAAGTGCACTAAGTCTCATCCTCCGTTAGGATCCTAAGCATTTCGGCTACTAGCCTCTTCCTAGACCCCTTGACCTTCTCGTTGCAGTCCAGACAGAGGTTGATTACCGTCTTAGCCCCGTCAGGGTATTTTACCTCTAACGGGACCGAAGCCTTCGTCCTCTCCCCACAGGAATCACAAAAGATCATTTTTCTTTCCTTCTTATACTTAAGACGTCGCCCGTCTTGATTGGTCCTCCCCAATCTCCCCATTTTTCTCCTTGTTGAACGAAGCAATTAAGATCTTTCGTGCGGATACAGACTTCTTCAAGTTCCAAGACCTTCTGTCCGATTCCAACAAGACGATTCCCGCTATGATATTGAAAGACTACCTCTAGACCTTTTTCTCCTCTGCGAATAGTTACATAGTCTGGTTTTCGAATCGTCTTCATGTTGTCATACCATGAACCCATCAAGTAACCTCCAAATCCTTAGGAATTTTGACGCCTAGACCTTTCATCTTCTCAATCACCCACTTAGCTACTTCAGGACCCAGAGAACCTTGTCTGTCGTTGGGCCAAGGAAGATAGGAAAAGGCACCGCGACCAAAATACCAGCCATAGAAGACTACGACGGAATAGCCGCCACATATTTTGCATTTACGAAGGCCAACAAACATTGTTAGATTCTGACTGACATAACTAAGAGGAGGATCCATCCTGTTCATTTGACCAAGTTGTGATGGGGTAAAGTCTTTCTTAGCCGGACAAAATACTCCATTGCCTTGACCACATCTAATGCAAATGAAGAACGCATCTCGTGAACCTTTCATTCAAATCCCTTCTGCCCTTTTTCTCTTAGTTCCTTGTCAAAATGAATTAAATATTCAGTTAGAAAAAGTTGGATTTTCTCCAATATTTCCGGCGGAAGGTAACGACCCAAAAGACTAGACCAAGCCAGCTTCTCTCCCCTCAGTCTGGAACGATAGATTTCAGGAAGTTCGTGATCGTAAGCGAAAATGGGATTCATGCATAATTCTTCGGTCCCGTCGATCAAGCCAAAGGCGTGCATGATTTCATGTTCCTCAAGATAGGGGAGGTCCTTTACCGGGAAGAAGTAACCTTCATACTCCTCTTCCTTGAAACCGAGCTGAATCTCAAAGACCTGGGCCTTGACGTCCTTGTGACAATTGGCTAAATGAACCGGGCGATCATCCTGATAGATTACCCGAACGGTAAAGTCTTCAAAAGGATTAGATCTTGACTTCCACATCTTAGTCGACTCCGTCATTCCAAAGTTTCATTACGACAGATGCATAGAAGACCGAAGCTAAGACCCCATAAAGAAAACCGGGTAAGACGCCAAGGTTGTACCCAACGAAGAATCCTATCACGGAATGAGAACCGGCAATGACTATTGAAAGGAATACCTTGAACCTCAATCTTCATCAACCTCCCTGATAAGAAATCTGATGTAGTTCATCTAAGACTTCTTCCTTCTTTGCTTCCATCCGGTCATCGACCTCAACCTTGATCCTCTCTTGAAACTCGACTTCAGTCTCTTCTTCACTTTTCTTGAATTCGGATTCGACTTCTTCCCTGATGGAATCCTCTTCAACTTCCTCGATATCAATCGCTCCAAGTTCATCAATCATGCCATCAAGATTCTCTACCCGCTCAGACAATAGACTTCCAGCATTTGCTTCCTGAAGTTGTTCTGGAATATTGTCAAACTTTTCCTGACATTCGTCACGTAATGATTCTAACTCACTCACGATATCATCTCTTTCACTTTCCCAATCATCGTAACTAATCTTTTCGATGCGATCGGCAATGTCGGCCATTTGGCTAAGAAATGGGGATTGAATTAGTTGAGACCGCTTAGGCGCCGTCTTGCTACGATAAATCATCCGTGAAAAGTTGAACTTCCACCAGTAATAGGATTCTCCCCTCTTAATCCCGGCTTCTGAATAGTCCCTTCGAGCTTTCTTGACAAAGTGAGATCTTGCCGTCATTACTCTGTCCTCTCCTTGAGTCTTGGGTCATCCATGAATCTCGTCAGCAAGGCCTGTCTAACCTTCTCGACGTCCTTGTCCTTCGCCCCAATCCTCTTCAAGACTAGATCGTACCCATTCGGTTCATAGCTAGTCTCATTATGAATCGGAGTAAATTCGACGTTGTTAGTAAATTCTGGCTGTTCATAAGTCTGCTGGAGTTGCTCGAAGGAGTTAGCAAAGTCTTCCATTTCCCAGTCGACCTTGATTTCAAATTTGGTCTTGAGTTTATGAGCGATTGCCGCCATGTCATATTGGGCGATCTTAGGATCCGCTTCGTACTGCTTCCAGATGTGAAACTTGATTTCCTTCGGTGTGACTTTCTCCAAACATTCCTCGTAAGCCGGCATTAGATCCTCTAGGATCCTAGTCTCGAGGGTGGCCTTATGATCGGTAAAGAATTTGTACAGGTCCCAGAAGAAGGTTGGGTAGTTGACCGCCTCGTGAATTTCCCTTATCAATTCCGTCTTCGCCGCCTCGTCAAATTCTTTCTTCAACTTGTCATCTGAAGGAATTGGCGGTTTGACCGGGATATTGAACATCCTCATATACTCGACGATGTAGATGCCGAGACCGATAGGTTCACCCTTCTCGTTTTCGAAACCTGCCGACAAAGATTCCAATTCATAAGTCTTGTCGTGGGCCCAGGCGTCATAGTCCCTCTGGTCGAGCAGGCCATGGCTCATTAGGAAGTGGACCCTTTGCTTAACGAAGACGTTTTGCAAGGGCCTCTTCTGTTCAACGTCGTTTGGTAGATCTAGACTTTCCCCGATTGAGGGGAAGAAGCCAGCTAAAAAGATCTTGGGGTATTTCTTAGGCGGGAATTTGTAGGAGAGGTGTCTAGACGATTCCGTACCGACTTGAATCGTTCTGAGCATGTCGACCCCGTAGGCATCGGCATCTGCCATGAAGATAAGATTCTTTGATTCCTTGAACCTAGAAGCCAATTCCCAGATTGCCCTGTTAAAGTTGCCTCCTACTGTCACAATGATCGAGTTGGTAAATTCGGATAGTCCTAACTCTACCATTCTTAGAGCGGCGGCATTCTTCTCGACGATGATTATGTTCTCGCAGTTGCCACATTGCCACTCCTCTTCCTTCTCCGGCTTCATAATAGTTCTGGCGATCGTCTCCGTGAAGGTGATCTTTCGTTCCTTCTGACCGAATATTGGAGAGTGGAAATAGTAGAGAAATCCTTTGCTTAAATTCCCGATCGTAAACTGGTCCCGGTTGATATCGCATAGGATTTCAAGATCATTGATGGCCCGCAAAGTTAGAGGATAAATCGCGTCGTCCTTACCGGTAACGAAGGGCTTGACCAGCTCCGGTGTCGTCCTCAGAGTATAGTAGAATTCCCTAAGTTCTCTCGGGGCCTTCTGGCTCAGAATGGCGGCGGATAAGGCCCGCTGGATCATCGCGGTATTGTATCTGACTTTTCCATCCTTCTCTAGAAGGACGAAACCGACGTCGTCTCTGAAGAATTCAACGGTCTTGCCGCTGATAAGCTGAGTCCTTTCCAATTCCTTCTTTATGAATTCCCTTCTCTTATCGGTTCTACGGATCTCGAAGATTTCTCCTCGAATGTATTCTTCCGGAATTGCTCGTTCATCTTCGTCTGTCATTTTGTTTTCCCTCTAAATTTCAAATCTTTTGGAACGTCCGGAAAACCAAAGTCCCGGACAAGATCTCCTTGCTTCCCACGAGAGACCTTGAATCTCTTTTGACACCGATTACAAAGATAGATCGGTTCATCAGTCTCGGAAGTAGAAACCCAAAAGGCCTCCCCATTACAACGAGGGCAAGTTTCTTTTTGTTTGGGTTGGAAGTCTTTCAATTTACTTCTTCCCCCTTCTTGGTAAGACTAATGAGATACCGGTAAAGTGGACAACCGGTCTGGACTTGTCTTCAGATAGAACATCCACCATTCTATTGAAGTCTTCCCGACTCAGCTTCTTAACCGGGGTAGCAACTCTACGGAAGTTGTGATGGCCAAAGGAGGTTGCGAGTCCCTGAATGAAACTGGCATCTGAAACTTCCCTAGGGCCAAGAGAAAGAGTGAAGTAAGACTTTTTGTCCAAGTCATAGAATTTGACTTTGGTATAGAATTTCTTTTCGTTGGCCATCTGGACTCACGGTAGTTCGACCGCACCCCAGAATTTAAAGATGCCTATTAACCTGTTTGACAGATAGTCTACTTGTACCATAATGCTGTATGCGGTGACAACAAGCACAAAGCAGGCCCGTTAGGTCTCCAATCCTCCACGGGCCAAACATAATGGGTCGGTGCCGTCTCAACCGCCTTGGAGCCGGCGATTGACGCTGGTTGCCCAGATTCCAACGAGGTCGTTGAGTTTCTCAGTGGGCGTGCAGGATAGATAGAGGTTCGGTCCAATATAAACTTACCCGTCCCAAAAAGAGGGCCTCTATACGAGAAGACTAAAGCTGGA